GCAGGGGTGCGCTCATGACGCGCGCCTACATCGCCGGCCCGATCAGCGGACTGCCGAACGGCAACCGCGCCGCGTTCGATCAAGCCGCTGCGCGCCTGATGCTCGCCGGCTACAGCGTCGTCAACCCGCACGACATCAATGCGCCGTACCCGAACCCGACGTGGTCGGAGGCGATGCGCCGCGACATCAAGGTCATGGTCGACTGCGACGTGATCATTCTGCTGCCAGGTTGGGGCCGGTCACGCGGCGCGCTGCTGGAGCGCCAGATCGCCATCGCGCTCGGCCTGCGTGTGCTGGATCTCTGCGACATCGGCGTGGCGGATGAGTTGGGGATGCCAGCATGACCTACACGCTGCAGCCCGGCACGATCGCGCACTTGTGCTGGAAGCACCTGAGAACGATTGATGTCGACGGCGAGATCAGCACCGTCGAGTTGGCGTCTGCGATCGGCCAGCCCTCGAGCGCGATGCTGCCGTCGACGCAAGCTGCTCGCAACCACGGACTGATCCGCGCCCGCTATCGCGATGGCAACCAGCGGCACCTGTGGTGGTCGATCGGCGACGGCACTCCGCTTGAGAAACCCGCCATCGATGACAGCGAGGAAGACGACGGGCCGCTGGGCAAGCCTTTCGTGCAGCCGCCGGCATCCATGCGCAGCGTGTTCGACCTGGCGCAAGCCACCGGCTCGCCGCCTGCAGGCATGCGCGTGGCCATCTGGTCTGACGGCGCCATCCAGATCCGCCGCGGTGACAACGACGTCGCCGTGTTGTCGCCGTCCGAAGCCAAGCAGGTTGTCGACGCGCTGGATCGGATGTTGGGAGCGGTTCAGGAATGACGAAGCCATTGACCCCCGCCGGCTGCGATCTGCGAGATTTCCCGCACACGCCGCTGTTCCGTGCGCGGCTGTTCGGTTCAGCTTTCCATGCGCGAGCCACCGATGCTGAGTGGCGCGCTGGCGTCACGCTTTGGCTCAAGTCATGGGACCAGGTGCCGGCCGGCAGCCTGCCTGATGACGACATCGAGTTGTGCCGACTGGCTGAGTTGGCGCGCGACATGAAGCAGTGGATCAAGGTCCGCAGTGGATCGCTGCGCGGCTGGATTGTTTGCACTGACGGTCGTCTCTATCACCCAGTAGTGGCCGAAGGTGTGAACACCGCATTGGAAGCGAAGTCTGCGCAGCGCGCCAAGACGGCGAAAGCTCGGCTTGCTGCGATGGAAAAGCGGCTGAAGGAGTGCAAGACAGATGCCGAGCGAGCGCATGTGTCAGAAGAGATCTCCAAGATGAAGCAGGCCATGTCAAAGGCGCCGTCGATTGAATCGACTGACCGTGCCACAGAGTCAGTCACAGACAGTGCAACAGAGTCTGTGACTGACTCCAAGAGAAGGGAAGGAGAAGGAGAAGGAGAAGAGATAACTCTTTCAGAAGCTAACGCTTCTGGCGTCGCCAAGACGCCGCCGACTCCCCGCGACATGGTTTTCGCCAACGGCGTGACTCTGCTGACCGCAGCCGGCGTCAGCGACAAGAACGCCCGCAGCTTCCTCGCGGCGCAGTGCAAGACGCATGGCGACGAGGTAGTGCTGCAGGCGCTGACGGCGTGCGCCGAAGAGAGTCCGATTCAACCCGTTCCCTGGCTGCAGGCCGCCTTGAAGTCCGCGCCGAGCGTCAAGAAGGGCTCGGCCGCGCAGTCATTCCGCGAACGCGATGCCGAAGCAGCCAAGGAAGTCGCCCGTCGCTGGATGGGCTCGTGCGCCCCGAACACCCCCGACAGCAACGTCATCGACATGGAGGAAGTCAATGCTCGAATCAGCATGGGTTGACCGCATCCACGCCCGACTGCTTGTGCGCTACGGCAGCAGTTGGGTCGCGAAGTACCCGGGCATACCGGATGAGTTGGTCAAGCACGACTGGGCCACAGAACTCAGCGGCCTGCGCCCCGAGCAGATCAAGCACGCGCTCGAGCACCTGCCGCCAGAGTTTCCGCCAGGCGTCACGCAGTTCCGCGACCTGTGCCTTCGTGCGCCCGAGCCGATGGCACCGCGCCTGCCGGCTCCGAAGGCCGACAAGGCTCGTGTTGCTGCCGAGTTGCAGCGCATGGGTTCGATCGCCAAGGCCACGTCGCCGCTGCAATGGGCCTACAGGCTGCAGGAACGCGAGAAGCAGGGCGAGACCCTTACCGGCGGTCAGCGCGCGGCGTGGCGGGCCGCTCTGCGCGACGGGATGGACGTTGCGATCAGCGGCGGCACGTTCTCGGCCATCGACGCCGACAAGTTGCCGCCCGGCATGCGGCCGCAGATCGATGCGCATGTGGCGCTGATGGAGTCCGCATGACCATCCCACTGACCCCCGAGCAACTCGAAAAGATGCGCCGCGTCGCCCGGGATCTGCTCGAGCACCACGCAGCCGGCGGCCGGGTCAACCCAGACGCGCTGGCATGGGCTCGGCGCGTCGGCGACCAGGCCATCAACGACATCAAGGAGAAAACATGATCCGCGGCATCAGCACCGCCGGCTTTCCCTACGCAGGGACCGGCCACTACATCAACTTCACCTGCCCGATGTGTACCAAGCGCAAGGGCGCGCTCGGGTCGAAGCTGCGTCGTTTCCAGGGCTTGAAGCAGAAGATCTGCGGCGAGTGCGCAGCCAAGGAGATCCCGGCCAAATGACCAAGTCACAAGGCAAGCGGCACATCCCGCCGCGCGAGCAGCAGATCCGTCCGCGCATGCTGGCCATCATCCGCGCCAAGGGCGTGTGCAGGCCGAGCGACATGCCCGATGTCTCGTCAAGCTGCATCAGCAAGGCAGCCGACAGGGGCATCAAGTTGGGCGAAATGTTCCGCTACCGATGCGGGATGCTGGTCTTCTACTTCGCGACCGCGCAGGCCCGCGACGAGTTCGCTGCGCAGCATCTGCGACCGCTGCCAGCGAAGAAGGCGCCGAAGAAAGGCTCGCGCGCCGGCTGGGGCGAAGACGACCCCGAGTACCTGCCGAAGAACCCAGACGGCACACCGGCCTACAAGGTCACGCGCTGCCCGGGATTCGACCGCGATCCGTCGCGCAGCAATACGCATCCGATGTGAGGTTGGAATGAGAGATCCTTTCAAGGTCGATGGGCCGACGTGTATCTCGTTTTCAGGCGGTCGCACATCGGCCTACATGCTGTGGCGCGTGCTGCAGTCGAACGGCGGGACTCTCCCGGCAGAGTGCATCGTGTGCTTTGCGAATACCGGCAAAGAGGAGGAGGCGACGCTGCGATTCGTGCGCGACTGCGGCGAGCGGTGGGGTGTGCCTATCACATGGGTCGAGTACCGGGCCGATGCACCGGGCTTCGCTGTCGTTGACTTTGAAACGGCCAGCCGGAATGGTGAGCCGTTTGAAGCTCTGATCCGAAAGCGCAACTACCTGCCGAACCCAGTCGCGCGATTCTGCACAGTGGAGCTGAAGATTCTTCGCGCCGTCGATTTCATACGCAGCCTGGGATATGCAGAGCATGAGAACTTGGTTGGGTTTCGCGCCGATGAACCGTCGCGAGTCGCCAAGATTCGCGCGGACCCGAGCGGCGGAACGAAAGGCGTCGAGCGCCGCGCACCGCTGGCTGATGTCGGCGTCTCGAAGTACGACGTGATGACGTTCTGGAAGTCACACCCGTTCGATTTGGCACTGTCGAATATCAACGGAACTAGTCCCGACGGAAATTGCGATCTGTGCTTTCTCAAGCATTCGGCAACCATCATGAGCAAGATTGCCAAGGAGCCAGCCCGCGCCGTCTGGTGGGCATCGATGGAAGGACGGATAGATAACCCGAAGGTGACTAGAGGCGGCTACTTCCGAAACGACCGTCCGAGCTACGCCCAGATGCTGGCCTTCTCGGAGGATCAAGTCGACGCATTCGGTCACGCGGCCTCACAGGTTGACGATGCGATTGAGTGTGCCGGATGCACAGATTAAGGACACAGAAATGAAGAACCCGATCCTCGTGTTGACCCTGTACTCGATCCACCGGCAACTCGGAACGCCGTGGCGCGAAGCGATTGCATTGGCGTGGAGGCAGGCTTGATCCTCGGCCTCGACCCCGGAACCGAAGAAACAGGATGGGCGCTGTATTGCCCGGGCGAGGGCATCTCGAGCGGCATCGAGAAGAACGCCAACATGCTGACGATGATCCAGCGATGGGAGGTTATCGACCCCGTGCGGCTGGCCATCGAAATGATTTCCTCATACGGCATGCCAGTCGGCCGCGAGGTATTCGAGACGTGCGTGTGGATCGGCCGCTACAAGCAGGCGTGGCACACCCCCGATCAGGTGCGCCTCGTCTACCGCAAGGACGTCAAGCTGCACCTGTGCGGAAGCCCGCGGGCTAAAGACGCGAACATTCGCATGGCGCTGATCGACAAACTCGGCGCACCCGGCACGAAGAAAGCGCAAGGCGGCACCTACGGCGTTCGATCGCATGCGTGG